TAAGTTTGACATCAGTAAGATTAAACTTGTTACTCTGGATATTGAAGTTGCGTCTGAGCAAGGGTTCCCTGATGTTGAATCGTGTCAGGAAGAGATCCTTGCTATTAGTATACAGGACTATACAACGAAGCAAATCATCACTTGGGGAGTTAAGCCATTTCAAAATGATCGTAAGGACGTAATATATCACCATTGTCCAACAGAGTTTGATCTGTTGAATAGTTTTATTCATCATTGGATGCAGGATGTTCCAGATGTTATTACTGGATGGAACATTCAATTATATGATATACCTTATATTTGTAAGCGTCTTAGAAGGGTGCTTGGTGAGAAGTTAATGAAGAGAATGTCTCCATGGGGACTTGCTAGTGAAAGTGAAATTCATATTATGGGACGTACCCATACAGTATTTGATGTGGGTGGTGTAACTCAATTAGATTATTTGGATCTTTATAAGAAGTTCACTTATAAAGCACAAGAGTCATATAGATTGGATTATATTGCTGAAGTAGAATTAGGACAGAAGAAATTAGATCATAGTGAATTCGACACATTTAAAGATTTCTACACAAAAGGGTGGCAGAAATTCATTGAGTATAATATAGTGGACGTAGAACTTGTTGACCGTTTGGAAGACAAGATGAAGTTGATTGAATTAGCACTTACGATGGCGTATGATGCTAAGGTCAATTATAATGATGTGTTCTATCAGGTAAGGATGTGGGACAACATCATTTATAACTATTTGAAGAAAAGGAATATTGTTATTCCACCAAAGAACAGATCATCTAAAAACGAAAAATACGCAGGTGCTTATGTCAAGGAACCGAAACCGGGACGCTATGATTGGGTTGTCTCTTTTGACCTCAATAGCCTTTATCCTCATCTTATTATGCAATATAATATCAGCCCCGAAACCCTCAGGGAGGCTAGATGTCCCGGCGCAAGCGTTGAGAGGTTTCTAAACCAAGAGACTGAAATCGGTAGTGAATATGCAACTTGTGCCAATGGAGCACAGTATAGAAAGGATGTGCGTGGATTCCTGCCAGAGTTGATGGATAAGATGTATGGAGACCGTGTGGTTTTCAAAAAAAGAATGATTGAGGCAAAGAAAGCTTATGAGAAGACCCCCACTAAAACATTGGAAAAGGAAATTGCAAGATGCAACAACATCCAAATGGCGAAAAAGATCTCTCTTAATAGTGCTTATGGTGCTATCGGCAATCAGTACTTCCGCTATTATAAATTAGCAAATGCTGAGGCAATTACTTTGTCAGGGCAAGTATCTATTCGTTGGATAGAGAATAAGATGAATGCCCATCTTAATAAAATTTTGAAAACTGAGGATGTAGATTATGTTATTGCTTCTGATACTGATTCTATCTATCTTAACTTGGGTCCTCTGGTTGAGGCTGTATACAAGGGGAGAGAGAAAACTAATGAGGGCGTTGTGCGGTTCCTTAACAAGGTGTGTGAAGATGAATTTGAGCCTTTTATTGAAAGTTCTTACGAAGAATTGGCCAGGTATGTCAACGCCTACGACCAAAAAATGTTCATGAAGCGAGAGAATATCGCTGATCGTGGTATTTGGACTGCTAAGAAAAGATATATTTTAAATGTATGGGA